CTTAACGTATTTATTTTCGTATCAAGATTCGATCCAGTCGAAAAGAGATTCGTGGTAAAAGTTGAGTTCGTTCCAGTAACGTATCCACTTAACGTATTTATTTTCGTATCAAGATTCGATCCAGTCGTATATAGTTGAGAATCTGTAGAATACGTTGCATCAAGATTTCCGCTAAATCCAGTTAGCATTGAATAAAGATTCGATCCAGTCGAAAAGAGATTCGTCGTAAGCGTTGAGTTCGTTCCAGTAACGTATCCACTTAACGTATTTATTTTCGTATCAAGATTCGATCCAGTCGAAAAGAGATTCGTGGTAAAAGTTGAGTTCGTTCCAGTAACGTATCCACTTAACGTATTTATTTTCGTATCAAGATTCGATCCAGTCGTATATAGTTGAGAATCTGTAGCATACGTTGCATCAAGATCTCCACTAAAATTAGTTAATAAAGTATAAAGATTACTTCCTGTGCTTTGTAATTGAGCATCTGTAGCATAATTATTATCTAAATTGCCAGTATATCCAGTAAATAATCCACTTAAAGAAAGTATTGAAGTATTTAAATTGGCGCCAGTTAATTTTAAATTAATTGTTAATGAGTTTACTGCTGATTGAAAATATCCACTATTACCAGAAATATAAATTGTATTAACACCATTATCAAATACATAAATTCCATCTTGCCCTGTTAAAAATAAATAATTTCCAGTTAGATTATTTATACGAGTGTTTTCTCCTGCTGGACCTCTAGGCCCTTCTGGTCCAGCAACATAAACATTAGCGTTTAAATATTGTGTAGGAGAACTTACATCAATAGTTATTGGGTCTGGCAAACTAACATCGACATTAATATCTGCCATAAACTTATCTCGTTACTTCTGGTAGAATAGAAAACTTTCCTCGCATTAATTTAATACTATTTCCTGTTAATATACCAGATGGATATCTTTCTATGTCATAAATATGATCAGATACTGGAATATCTGCAGAAATATATGAATCAATATTAATAGATACAGAACCCGACAAAGCACTGGTTATCGTAGGATTTAAATCTAATAAAACTCCTGTAGAGCCGTAGCTAGCCCGAACCTGACCACGCACACCATAACCACTTAAATTAATTGCTGACCCATTACTATCTTTTAAATTTAATCTTAATTGTATATAGTCGCCTTGATAACCCGTGATATTATAAAATGTTGCCATGTAAAATATTACACAGAACAATTATTTTATTGATATTAAATTAACGACCTTCTGAAAGAATATCTTTTGCAGACTTAGAAATACTTTTGTTAGTAGCTACTGGCCTAGTTTTATATTGAGATGAGAATTTATTAAATTCTATTTTTAATCTTTTAACTAAGGTAACTCTATCATCTACTGGAACAAGACCTATTTTTACTGCATGAGTTTGTAGATCGCTTTTATTTAAATTATTTAAATATACTGTATATTCATCTACATTTAATGTGCCATACCTTGATGAACCGTCATCACCCCATACTTGATTTAATGTTAGTGGTTTTTCAACTTTACCATGAGTCTGTTTTAAACTATCGAGTTTTGATTTTTTAGCCATATTGTTCTCCTGTTTTATATTATATACAAAAAATAGGATTTAGTCTAAAAAAAGAAGGCCCCTCAAACTTAATTGAAGGGCCTCCTTAATTTTTAATTTACTAATCTTTAGTAAATGTTTACTGCGGCAATTGCACGAGCATCGATACAAGCGCGACCTTCTTCTAGGAATCCGTAGAAGCCGATCTTGTCTGCACGAGCCAAGAATTGATCGTCTGGTAGGGCTGTGAATGTGCCACCTGACTCAGCTTGACGAGCTACTGGACGAACAAAAGCGTCTTTTGTTAAATCCAATCCAATGATAAGTTCATTGTTTGTAGCGTTCCAGTTTGAGCTATAAAACTCAGTGAACAAGCTTTGATATTTTTGAGTCTTGCCAAGTTCGACTAGATCATGTATTGTGACACCGTAAATTTCTTGGGTACCACCACCACGATAAATCTCTTCGCGAGCACCAGCTGGAAGATCTGTACTTGCGTTAGTTACAGGATTATAAGCAAAAGAACGAATATCTTGCTTAACTTCTGGACTAACGAATAGATCTGTTAGGCTGTAAGAGTCAGTTGTAGAACCACCAGCATAAGAAGTATTCTTTCTCTTGATAGCTGTGATTAGTTTATTCAAATGACCAAGTGTGAAGGCAACTGTAGTCTCATTGACATCAATTACATTTCCACTTTCACCTAAAGCTTTTAGAAGAACTGCCCAAGCATTACGTTCTTGTTTTACAAGAACTTCATTGCTCATGCGCTCTACTGCTTTGCTAACTACATCTAAACGACCACGACGAGCGTAGCGTTTTAGGAAGCTAACTGCGCTATCTAGACGATAGGTAGCTAGTTTCATTTCACTTAAACCTTCAACTGTTGAAGTTGGAAGTCCACCTGCTACACTTTGACTCCAAGTTGTAACATATCCTTGACCTTCGTTATAAAGATCAAGTGGAATAGAGGGACTATCATCTTCATCAAAGGGAAGATCGCTATAAATAGCGGCTGCTGTTGAGGCTTGCATTAGTACTTTATTTACTACTGGGCCAATAAAAGCTGCAAAAGCTTCGGTTGCTTCTTTAGCAACTGAACCTTCACGACTTCCCATAGCTTTTACAAGCTCGATTTGTTCTGGGGTATTTTTTAATTTTAATTTCATTTTAAATATTCTCCTTTAAGAATTAGAGCTCAATTTTGAGAAGAGCAACGTTTTGTACGGATGTACTTAGCCATTTTCCAATTTTAACTGCTCCACCTGCTGGTAGAGTTGCTGCGGAAGCTAATTCTCCAGCGGTTGCGCCTACGTAAGCTACGTGACCTGCGGTAGCAGTTGTTCCGCTGTACATAACAAGTCCTTTTGTTAGAACTGGAACAGCTTGTCCACTTACTACGACACCCATTTCAGCTGCCTTACGTGGATTGAAAAGTAGTTTTTCACCATTTTCATCTGTTTCACGAACATCCATGAGTGTTAAACCAAGAGCAGAATCACCAGATCCGGCGATAGCTACTTTAGCAGAAACACCATATCTTTGTGAAACGATATTGGTTCCGAAATCTCCGCCAACATTACCTGCAAACTCTGTTGGGGAAACATTTGTGATTCCAGGATTAAATCCTGGGGCCATTACTTTAACGACAAGACCTTTTACAACTAGTGAACTGTCTCCGCTAAAGGAAAAGAGGTTAACAACATCGTGTTCGCTGTAATCTCTAAATGGTTTTAAATTATGTGCCATATTTTTTTCTCCTTGTTATTTATTAATTAATTCAAATCCGTCTAAACCAAAAGCCGAAGCGTATTTTTCTTTTACACTTGGTTGATTGGCAGAGGCAGAATTTGGAATTTCGACTGAAGCTTTTGACCCATTATCAACAGCTTGTTCAACAACCTCCTGGGTTGTAGAAATTTCTGATACAACTTCTTCAGAAGCTTTTACTTCTTTGGGAGTCGTTGAAGCTTTAACGGTTTTATCGTTTTTGTCTTCTTTATCCATTTTCGCTTTTTTAGCAGCTTTATTTTTCTCTTTCATAAGAACTGCCATTTTATTTTTATAAGCGGAAAAGGCTTCATCATTTAAATCTTTAATGTCTGCGGCTAGAACTTGACGATCTTCGTCAGATAGATCAAATTCTTCGTCAAAAGAAGCCATTCTAATATCAAACGCTTCTTGTTTGGCTTTAGCCTCTTGTTCAGCTTGAATGATAGATAGTTTTTGATTAACTTCTTCTATTTGCTTTTTAACTATTTCATGTTCTGCAGTTACTGTAGCAATTTTTTCATTTGCGGCCTTAAGCTCGTTTTCCTTTTCGTTCTTTTCTGCAACGAAAGTTTCGTTAGCTTTTTTGATTTCCTCTACAATAAATTCAACTACAGAACTAGCTGTAGCTTCTTTAAGAAGGGAATCGGTAATATCTTCAATTTTAGTTATTTTCATATATATCCTCTCTTCTCTTACATTTAAATGTTCCTCTTGGGAAATAATATTTTCTAAAGGCATAGTCGGCTCAATAATACTTTGGGCTTGATTTTCTATTATCTCCTGTGAACTTTCATTATCTTTTAATTTAATTTCAATAGGCTGTTGCTCTGGGGTTGCAATACCTTGAACATCTGCTGCGGGATTTAATGTAAATCCTACTCCTAATGGAACAACTTTTCCTAAAACTTGGCGATATATGTATTTATTATTCTTTAATTTTCCTGAACCACCTAATCCTTTAAGATTATTTTCTAATTTTTGTATCTCATTAGCGTCTGTTATAATTTGAGCATTTTCAATATTTTTTTCATTTTCATCTAATACTATAAGATTAAAATCATTAAATCCAAGCTCCCAAGAAGCAGATATAGACATATAATTTTGACTCGTTGGGTCATTACTCTCTTCTATTTGCTCTGCAAGATCACGATCAACTACCTTCCATATAACTCCTCCAAGAGTAATATTAAATGGAGTTTTCATATCTTTGGCTTCTGCTTCAGTTAGCATATCATTACTTCCAAATTTGCTAAAACTAGCAGATAATATACATCCAATAACCTGTTTACGATTATGTTCAATATTAATTGGTTTATTAACAAAATTTTTAGCAATCTTAGCTGCGGTTTCACCATCAATAACATCGCCATTTTTATTAACTCTATTAACTACGCAAGCATCAAAAGCGACAGGAAGAAGATCAATATTATCTTCTGTATTAATCTCAGGTAAGAATTTTTTTAATTTTTCTAATGAAGCTACTGAAAGATATTTATCTTTTTCTTCACTAACAACTGGTCTAATTTTAATATTAGAAAATGTAGTTAAAAATTTTGTTTGTTTTTTCATAATTATATTTTATCTATGTCGAATCCATAGATTACACCATCTTCCTCATCATCTAGATATAATTCATTAATATCATTAAATTCAAAATCATTTAAATCATAATTTTTTAAATCTTCTTGTGCTTGGGTAAAATCTTCATCATCTGGTTCAAAATTAGCTTCTACTTCATAATCAGAAACTGAAGCTCTTGCAATATCACTATCAGCTTTTCTATAAGAATCTTTTACTTTGCCACCACCTGCCATTTTTAAAAACATATTTACGCGCGCCATGGCCCAACCACCACGAGTCATTCCTGGTCTGTGAGAGGAAGAAAATGCTCCTGCGCCACGACGATATACTTTTTTTAATTGGCCAAGAGTGACTTTCTTTTTATTTTTGCTATTATGTTCTTTTACTTTATTTTTAAGTGCTTCTACTACTTTTTTAGAAAATTCAATTGCTTTATCGCTTTTTGTTCCTGCGCTTCCAGGTTTATTTTTAGTTGAACCTTTTTTTCTTTCGTTTGGTTTTGATGGAGTTTGAGCTGCAGATTTTGGACCTTTTCTTTTGGCGTTTGATTCAAAGCCATATTGTTCAGAATTATAATTCATATTTATGCTTAATAATATCTTATCAAATAATTACACATAAATATAATTTAAATTAAATAAAAATAACATAATGGATCGAACATTATGTTTACCTAGCTCCTACCCCCGAGGGTTCGAGACGATGGTCTCACAAGATTTTATTAGTATCTATTGCTAAAATTTTTATATATTTCAAATATTTCTGATTGAGAAAGAATTGATTTATATATATGTATTACACCAATATCTATATTATTCAAATATCTTTTAATATGGGATCTACTACGATAAATTGGTTTTGCGCCTGTATTTGGAAGACCTCTCGCCCTGCCAGGCTGTATATTTGATTTGCCTAAATAAATAGTCTTCCAACCAATACCGCCACCTAGATCTCCTGTTTTATATTGAATATTATGTTGATTTGCAACTGGAGTATAAGTAATCCCGTTCATTTTTTTAAAATTTGGTCCAGTAGGAGAATTTGCATTTCTGCTCCATTTCCATCTTGACCCTACTTCATTAGGTCTACTTGATTTATTTCCTCTAATCAATGGATTAAATTGTAAGTATGCTGTGTTTTGCTGCTCTCCATTAATATAAACTTTAACTGTTGCTGGAGCTTGATCAAAATTAGAAGGATTTGGAGAACCACCTTGTATTGTTATAGATAGATGATAAGTTTTACCAAATTCATATTTAAAATCTGTCATAAAAGTATGATTTCTAACATTATCTTGTATGCTAAAAACAAAAGAAAATGGTTCAAATTTATATTTATATTTTTTAGATCCGCTTGCATATGGGCTTGTTCTATAAATATAGTACGGCGATCTATATCCAACAGAAATTTGTCCTGTATTTAAAAAAATACCTTTTTTTTCTCTAATTACTTTGAAACTATTAGATGATTTATGTTTTACTGGACTATTTAATCTAATAAAAAAAGAAAAAGTTTTAGAAGTATTTTCTTGTAAAAAATTAAATGTATTAGAATTAGCTGGATCATTTAATTGTAAAAGGGCATGGGTTCTTTCTTTGACCATGGAATTTCTATTAATCTGGCGATGTTGAAATCTATTTATGGGGATATCGGAGTCATCATTATATTTTTCATAAGAAAAAAATGAACCACTAATTCCGCCTTTTCTTTGTAAATTATTTGGGTCATCTGTTTTATTTAAAATTTTCCCATGAGAAAAAACATATGGACTTGCTGGAAGTATAGATTCGTATTGATTAAATATTTTTTTTAAAAAAGCATTATAATTACTTTCATTATATATATCTAAAGTATTGTAGCCTTTATAATATAATGGATCAAATAAATAAATTAAATTATTTGATTGTGGAGACATTGTAATTGAATTTGGTGAAATATTAATTTCAGATCCTTGGCCAAAAATAGAAATATTACCATTTCCATTTAAATTTAATTCTATGTTACTCATTATTGTATTATAGTAAAATTACACTAATTTAACTTTTAAATTTTCTAAGACAAAGATTCTTCTATTATCTTAGCTTCTGCATCACGGCGACGGCTCATGCCTTTTTCTATACTTCCACCAATCCATATTCTTTTCATGTTTCTTATTTGATTAGCTATAAAGGTTAATGCTTTTTGATCAAAAGTAGATACTAATTTCATGCCATCTCTTATTAATTTCATTTCGCGGCGGCGATCACCTTCTAAGGCTGCTCCTCGATTAAATACAAGACTAACTAATCCGCCTTTTGCATCTTCTGGAAGATTATCAAAATTAGGAAAAGTTTGGCGCGTTAAATTATAGAATTTAGTTACTGTTTTATTGTTAAATACTTTTAGTGCAAGATCCCATGGAATAGAGATATCTTTTAATCCTCTAATAAGATTCTTAGCGTTGTATCCTTTAATACCAACTACTTTATATAATCTATCAAAAGTTTCTTTAGGGAGATCTTTCCAATCTTCGCTAAATTCTGCTTTATTTACATAGCCCAAATCATAACCAACACCAATTGTGACTCCACTTTGCTCTCCTGGCCAGGCTGGATTTTTTAAAAATTTATTATAATAGTTTTCGCCACCGCCAACTTCAAATTCAAGAATAAGATCTAAGGATTTTTTATTTAACATAATCAATCATATCTATACATTTCTGCGCCCCATAAAGCAAAACGTACTCCTGCGGTAATATCTGCACAAAAGAATGCGGTTATATAACTATTCATGCTCTCACCAGTAGTAAAAGTTATAGTAAACTTTTGCCATATAGAAGTTAAATTTCCAAGGGCTTCTATAGCTACTCTGTCAACACCTCCGTCTTTTGTTACGTTTACTATTTGACCATCAGTAGCCTCTCCGAGAGTTGATTTTGCCCAAATAGAAAATTCATATCTGGTATTTGGTGACCAATATCGTAAAAATCTTTGAGATACAAAAGAACTGCTTGTATCCAAAGATTCATATTCTACTGCTGTATTAGAACCATCTGGAGCTATAGTTTTTCCAATTCTAGAAGTATTGTCTCCTTTATACCATCCAGAATTACTAAGTCCTGCAGTTGGGCATGTAGTTGTATCTACTTCGAAAGGACATGTAAATAAATTAGTCCGTTTATTTATTTTTATTCTTCCACCACCAAGATTTTGTTTTTTAATTGAAATTTTATTAGTGTTAACTAAGCTAGAATTACCTTGTAATTTACCCATTTTATTTAATTATTTATTTTATCTATTGTTTTATCTAGTATGTTGTCTGCTGGTACTTTTTCTTTTAGCCAAGAGTTCATAACACCAAAATAAACAAGATGCTCACTATTAATTAAAAATAATTCATTACCAAAATTATCCTTATAAGGTTTAATTCCAGAATCTTCAACTAGATCAATTGCTTTTTCTTTTTTGAATTTGATTCTATACATTTTAATAAGGTTGTTATATCGTTCACGCGCTTGAAGAGTAATAAGTGCATCATCACCAACAAAAGAAATAAGTCCGCCATTATCTTTATCATATTGCTTTGGAGTAGTTGCATCATAAGATGATTTGTCATCTTGTATTTTGTTTGGTGTTACAGTAGCACATCCAACAAGAAAAAAATTAAGAACTAATATGCTTGCGAGCTTGTTCAAGGTCTTTTTCCTTTACTGCATTTTCGATTCCACTTTGATGATCAACTTCTTTTTGGGCTTCTTGACGCTCTTTCATTTCTTTTGTATTCTTCGCGCCGAATACATTATTGATTGCTGCGAATATTCCAGATACTGCTGATAGTAAAGCTTGGAGTATTCCAGTTGGCATGATTACTCTACGTAACTTGCTGTAGCATCTTTGCATCCAGATGCAATAGCGTTAAGTACCTTTACTGCAAGAGCACCATTTCCATCTAGTCTAGCAAATTGTTGAGCATAAAGATCTTTTATTACAGTAATATAATTTGCCCAATGAGTTTTTTCTGCTGGAAGGTAATCGTTAAGAGCTTTTTGAAGTTGAGCTGGAGTTGGAGTACTTCCAATTGTTAATGCTTCTACGATTGCTGCAACATTGTTTATCATTTTAGCTTTTTCGATTCTATCGTTGCCAGAAGTAGCTTGATCAAGAACAACAGTGCAAGCTAATACAACTGCTGGCTTAACATAAGGAAGAGTATTTTCAACGCTTGTTGCAACATCAACTTTTCCAGTATTGGTTGTGGCGCAAGCACCAAGAAATACGCTCAAAAGAGCAACTGCGGCTAATTGTAATTTATTCATATATTTTCTCCATGTGGGTGTATTCTTTCTTCTGCTTCGGCTGTAGAGGCAACTGTGCCTCCTGTTACTGCCGCATCTTTTACTGTTAATGCAAAAACTATGCCAGAAACAACAGCAACTAATTTTGCAATTCCTACAATATAGACTTCTGCCGTATCTGGAAGAAATGCTACTAATGAAGGATCAGAATGAATTGCTATTGCCGTAGTAATTGCTATCACTGTGCTAATTCCAGAAGTGGAAGATCTCCAATTAGTGCCAAATATTTTAGATAACATAGCTTTCATTATAGATTACACTATATTATATATATTAATAATTTTAATATCTAATTATTTTAATATTCAATAGCAACTAATGGGGCTTGATTTGTACTTGGTGCAACCAAAAAGCCATCTCTAATAGAAGAATATAAATCTAAGCCAGTATCATAATATGCGAAAGTAGTTGATGGGCTAGCGGAATTACCAAAAGTATTATAACCAGTATTTTCACCAAATATCTGCCTATTAAAATTACCATTCACCGCCTTAAAAGAGGATGGTGCTGGAGTACCAGTATTACAAGACGCAATTATATATGGTCCTTCATCTAAAACTATATTTGCAGTTGTTGATTTAATTCCAGCATTTGAACCTTGGTTTGATATATCTCCACTCCAAAATAATTTCGCGCCTTCATAGCCATTATTACCAGAATATATTCCAACTCGAATAGGAGTATCATTTGTATAAGCTGTAAGTTCTATACATAAATTTAATTTGGATATTTTTTTTCTAATTAAAAATGGATGATATGTTATGAATCCAGAATTGGGAGTAGTAGTCGTCATTGATTGAAACCCAAGTGGTAGATACCTTCTAATCCCCGTGCTAGGAGGAAATTGATAAGCTAAATTTATATCATCATTTTGAAAATTAATTTTACTACCACTTATATTTATATATAAATTATTTAAATTTATTCCACCAACATTATTTATATTTACTCCTGTCCCACCATTTTGGGTTAAAGCATAAGAATTAGAGCTTATTACATTTTGAACAAGACCTGTAATTTCACTTTGATTTAATTGTTTTAATCTAATTAAATTTTCAGCCATTTTCTTTTCCTTGTTGTTTGCTGTGATAAAGAATACCAGCTATATAACTATCAACACTATGCTCTACTGCAATGTCTTGAATATTAGATACTATTTCTAAGTTTTTATCTTTTGGATCATTAACATAATTTAGAGTTTCTACTTCCCAATTTTGTGGATCTTCATTTGCAACAATGATTTTCGTAATTTCAAAAGCAACTTGTTTTTGTTGTTTTGAGAGTTTTCTTAAACTATGCTTTTCTCTTAAAGAACTTTCTACTTTTTCTTGCAGTTTAGAAGCTAAAACAAAATTTTCTTTAATTTTATTAACATCAAAAAATACAGCTTTAGATTGTTTACCTTCACCAATTGGTTTAATATTTTTTGTAGATTGAGGAATTCCTGTAGATCCACTTGGTCTACCAGCTTCTGCGCCAACTTTAGCTCCGCCAATTACTGGTTGATAAAGACCTTGATCTCTTAATTCTCTAAATTTTTCTTGAGATAAAATTGAATCTTGCGGCGATGGAAGTCTTCCACTATCTATCGCTTGTAAACCTTCCTCTGGAGTTAATACTCCTAATTCTACAAGCCTTGTATATACTCTAGAATATTGTATATCATCTTTTAAATCAATATCTTCAAAATGCGGAGCAGGATAATTTTTAAAACCTAATTCTTTACTAATTCTTCTAATTTCTGGAAATAGAAAGTCATTAATAAATGTTTCACGAGCTTGTTTAAGTCTTTCTATAAAAACTTGTACTTTAATACTTTGGTTTGCAAATTTTTCACTACCAATAAGAATATTATTTAAGCCAATTTGAATATCACGATCTACGACTTCATATTTTTGTGGTCCAAGAAGATTACCAATGTCTGGAATAACAAATTGAGCTTTAGTAGTATAATCTGCAATTAAAACTCTACCAACACTTTGATTTTCAAAAAGTTTTTGCATTGCTTCAAGATTTTTTTGATTAATTCCACCTTTGTCTGGGTCTGTGCCCATTGTAATTAATAATACGGCTTGCTGCATTGTTCTTGTGACTGCCATATCCATTTTTTTCATTTCAGCTTTCCAATTGATATCATCTAGGACTGGATATCCCATAGGTACAGCAAACGGTTCGTAATCTTGTTTTTTGTAAAAGACCGCCGCTAATCTTTCTCTATCTAATGGCAGAGTTAGAACTCCTATTGTTTTTTGTTGTATAAGTTTTTGGGTTTCTTCTGGGAGACTTTTAAGCACTTCGTAGTCTTCATCTGTTTTTGGGCTTTTTAATCTTTCTAATTCGTAATCACTTATTAATTTATAATATCTACCAACAGAGAAATTAATAGTTCCACCAATTTGAACATCCGCTGGATTTAAAATAATATATTTAGCTGGTAAATTAACAGAAGCTTGAGCAGACAGACCAAATGTTTGAGTAATTTTACTAACATCGTCATTTCTGACTCTTGTATCGAATCTATATATAAATACATTACCGCTACGATAGTATTCGCGGAAAAATTTATCTTGAAAATCAAAAATATTTATTTTTCTTAAAAGCGCTGAAAAGAAATCTCTGCTTTTCTGACTACCATCTTTAAAGTAAATATTGCTACAAGAAAACTCTGTCATTAAATCAATTGTGTTTCTAAAAATAGCAAAATTATAATAGGCTTTTTGACATAAAATAACCGCATCACGGATATTCATGTTTGAATTAGATTTAATTCCAGCTGAATACCTAAACGGAATTATACCATCTTCAATATTCTTATATCGGTCAGTCCTTGTTATTGTAGAAGAAGCATTTCTTCTCATTCTATCTTCTGAACCTTTAATTTCTTGAGAGAAGGAGGCTTGGGATACCATTAATGGTTGAGCTTCTTCCGTTTTTACTGTTTTTGATTTATTTTGAGTTTTTTTAGACATTTTACTTAAATATTACACATTATTTAATCAATATAGGTGAAAAAGTCTCCGATTGGTTAATTTGTTCTGCTTGCATCATATCATGATAGCATTTTATTGCCCAATTTGCTAACATAAATGCAGAATAATTATCTTTTCTTGCTTTATTAGCAGATGAGCTTCTTTTTAAATGTTGCGGTAAATCAAAACTTTGAGTACCTCTTCCAGTAGATGAGTGTTCAATTAAAACACATTGCTTTTTAGTCTGATAAATAAAGTCGTCTTGGTCTTCTATAAAGTCCAATGGTGTCCAGTCTTTTTTATCTTCACTTTTCATTAAATCTAATGGAATATTTAAAGAAATTGTCTCATTGAAAAAGTTCTCGTCAGAAGCTGTTCTACTTGCAAACCATACTTTTTTATAATCTATACAGGCCTGAAGATATTCATTTGATTTACGAATAAAATTAGCAGTAAATACTTGATTAAACGCAATTCTTTTATTTTCTAAATTATATTGGTTTTTAGCGTTTATAATCATCATTTCATAGTCTGGCCCTTCTAGTTCGGTATTCATATCAAGGGTTTTAATATCAATTTTATTTCTTTTAAATAATTCTGATTCATTACATGCGGCTAAAAATGTATCTGATCCAGCGTTATCGAGAATAATAAATACAATATTAAAATTCGTCAAAATATAATAAAAATAATTAACATGATTTCTTAAGTTACCAAGTCCAGCATAAGTATGTACTAAAACTCCCTGTTTTTTATCTTCATCTAGTTCCATTACGGCCATAGCAAAATAATCTGCATTAGGACTATCGCTCATATTAGGATCAATACCAATTATATATTTTTTATCTTTATCGCCTTTCATTAAGGTATGAGGTCTTTCTCCAGTTTTTAATGTGCAGTCTTCCATTTTTTTTGCATTGAAATAACTGTCGCTACCATCCGTGAATTGAGCGCAATACTCTCTAAGAAATCCACTATGGCTTGATCCTCCTGCTTGGGCTTCTTCAATAATTGTTTTATCTATCATTTCTTCTGGTAAAGCTTCATAGCTCATTTGACTTACAAAATATGTTGCTTCGCCTCTTTCCTTGCTGTATATTTTCTCTGACCATTCGGTATAAGTTTTATATAAATTTTGAAATGTATAACTCGCGGATGAAAGAGCAATCATTTTACTTGAGTTCCCAAAGACCATTCTCTCTTCTTGTTTCATAGATCCTTCTTCTATCAATTTATCTTCGAGCTCTCTAATTTCCATTCTCTCTTTTATGTTTTGTGGTGCAACCAAGAACGGCATCAATACATTTTTAATAATTTCTTCTGGTAAAAGAAGAAACTCATCAAGCACTAATATATTTGCGCGAAAACCTCGAATTTTTTCACCATTAAGAGGAATCGCCACAATACTTCCTCCGTTAATTTGCCATTCAAATTGATCATTTCTTTTCGATTTTGCACCAAAGCATTGAGCTAATAATTCTGCTCCAGGACTTTGCACTATTTTTTCTAAATTATTAAAAATAAATCTAGCTGTTCTAAAAGTAGGGCCTGCGAGAAGAATTTTAGTGTTTGGTTCAAAAACACATTGAAGAAAACAGAATACTGCAGCTATAAAACTCTTACCGCATCCTCGACCAAAAACACACATATTAAAATTTCTATTCATCATAGCTTTTAAATGTATTTCTTGATATGGAGCAAGCTTAACTCCACTAATAAGTTCTGTGGAGAAACCAAGATTTGACCTTAAGAATTTAGCCAATGATATTTTAGCTTCTTTATCGTTAAGATAACCTTTAAGCTGCGATAGTTCAGCATTAATATCTTTAACCTCTTTTATATATTTTTCTGGACAGTATATCATAAAACTTTCATATCATAAGCCAATTGAAGATCTATTTTTTTATAAAAACATTTACTAGCAAAAATAGACTCAATTAATCTTTTCATTTCGTTTCTTCCGTCAACAAATAAGAATTGTAAATTGTCATAATCTTGTAAAAGCTCTCTTACATTGTGAAATATATATTCTGGAGTTACTTTTATTTTTTTACTAATATGAGATAGATATTGAAAGCTCAAAGCATTTGATAATTTTTCTTCAACCATCACAATAATATAAGAATTATTATTTTTAGCTTTTTCAATTTCATTTTTAAAACGATCAAAATTTTTCACACTTAATGTGCTAATAAAATCACTAAGACTTTTTCTTTCTATAAAACATTGGCAATTATCATTTGAACAAGCGTAATCTCCAAATCCGAGAGTTTTAATTTCAAATGGAATATCAAATTTTAACCAACTTTGCTCGCGAGTATCAACATATATTGTATCTTTGGCTGTTAATTTATTTTTAAAATGATCTCCAACTAAACTAGGGTGAATAAACTTATTTTTTAAACCTATAGAGGAACATACATCGTAATAATCTTTAAATATCTTATTATAAGATATCGCAGATGGCGCCATAATTGTTCTAAGCTCTACTTGGGTTGGGGAATATGTTAGGTTTTTAGATTCTTTTCTTTTAATTAATAATTGTTTGCAATATTCTTGAGCTTTCTCTACTGGCTGTTCTTTAAGCCACTTTTTCATATTATTTTTATCATTAAAATCGCTGGTTAAATATTGTTCTTTTGTTTTGAAATTAATAAGTTCATTTGTTAACAGATCTCTTCTTTCAAAATATTTTTGATAATATTTTACTTTACTGAGTCCGTATCCCCTTAAAGAAAGATGAAGGCTTTTTTCATCTTTGAATTCTTTACCATCAACTTTGCAAATCACACTCATCCGTTTAATATTTCGTCTCTAGAAATTCCTAAAATTTTAGATTTTATCTCGTCCATAGAAGACAGTCGATCTATTTCTTTTTCTACTACTTGTTTACGCATTTCTGCCATTTTAATAAGCTTGCTTCTACTTTCTTCTTCTTTCCACATTTGCACAAGGTTGAGAATTGAAGCCGTTTCTTTTACTTGCTTGCTTAATCTATCGCTTCTTTTAACTTTTAAGTCATTATTTAATTTTTGCTGTCTATTTACGCAGTCATTATATTCTTTACGAGCTGTACTGCTAGCTTCTACAAGTGTCATTGGAATTTTACCTTCTTCTTGCATAGATCGTTCAATTTGATTTTGAAGTACATTAATTGTTTGTTGAATACTTGAAGATATTACTACTTCTGTACAAAGAACTATGTATTGGTCTACCTCTTCTTGAGTTAGATCACTTTTATCGTAAGTATATCTAACAAAACTGCTTTCAAATAACTCTCGGTCTGGCTCGTTATCATAAATATTAATTTGATGTATAAATCTATGAGTATGCATATAACCAATAAGTGAATTAATTTCTTTTTTATGCTTATGAGTCAATTTATTTTTGTCTACACCATCTAAAACGTATTTATTAATTTTAGCAATAGTTCTTTCTTCGCTTCGAGGTGGCCTGTAGCCTTCTGTGGCTGCATTTTCATTTTCCATGTTATTAAATTTAATATTACTTGGGATACTTTTCATATATTCCAAAATACTTCTTGTTTCTTGAGAAAGATTAGTTAATTTATCATTTTTAAAAAGAATCCTTGCCATCTCTAAACCAGTCATAGTATCGCAATTGTTGCTTATGTATTCTTTTTGCTCTGTTACTAATTCTATTAAACCTTTAGCTTGATATTCATGACTTTTTTTAGGTTTAATTTGTCTAGAAGCTAAAAATTCTTTAACAGCTTTTCCTTCTTTACTTCTGCCATCTAAATCATCTCTATCAAAAGCTAATTTAACTAATTCAACTAAAGATGGAGGATTATCTGGACGATTATTCCATTCGTTTAATAACTTTAATTGTTGTTCATCTGTGAGTTCTGGTACATTTTCTCTCATAAATCAATATATATCAATTTCTCCATTATATAAATATTTTTTAACTTTAAATATGATTGATTTTTTTAAATTTTTGATTTGCTTGTATCCTGCTGTTCTATTTTTTTCTGAAGTTTTATAACCCATCAATTTTGCTGCCTGTTCTTCGTCCTTGCCTTCTATATATAAAAGTTTATAAGCTTTCCATTCTATGGCTTTTAAAACTTTTTCCATTTTAATATGAATGCTTTTCGCTACGGTTTCAATCTCCATTGAATCTGCTGGCATATCATTTATTTCTTGAGAATGATTTTCAATACTAACCGTTAATTTAGTATCATGTGCGTTTTTTTTACTTTTTTCCCAATTAGCATATAATGGACAATTATTACATTGCTTTCCATATATCGCGCAGTCTTCTTCACTTTGTGCTGCTGCTGCACATTTTAAACATGGTCTGCTAAAATTACTATATTTATTCCTAATTAGGTTTTTGATTTGATTACTTATAATTCTATTTACCCAAGGCGCTAAGGGTTTTTTATGATTATATAAATGCCACTTTTTAAAAATATGAATTCTTAATATTTGAGATACATCACTAAAATCCATCCAAGATATAGCTGTAAGATTCCATTTAGCTCTCCTTTTAGAGATTTCTAAATTTATTTGAGTCATATTGTCCTCAAAAGAGGATAATTTATTATCCATTTTTTCTTCTTGGTCTCAGCGAGCCAGCTTCTTTAGAAAAATCCTCTAAAAACTTTTTACGCTCTAATTTCGAAGGTTTAGATTTCTTTTTCTCGCCGTTATTTTTTTGTCTAGATGAACCTTCTGATGTGCCTGCTATATTACCTATTTTTTCGCCACTTCTATGTACCCCTATTATATCGCAATCCAATTTATTAATATTAGGTACATGATTTACTTCTGATTCATCGTCATAATCGTCATCATCTTGATCAATTAATTGAATTTTGGGCTTTTGAATATTAATTGGGGCTGGATTTTTAGCTATTACTTTATTTTGGTTTATGTTTTTATCAAATGGATTACCACATCCAGTGCAAAATTTAGGTTTATTTGATGTATAATTTGTAGGAGTACCACAGTCGGAGCAGTATATTTTTAACATAATATAAATTATATTAAAAATTAATTAAAATTTCAAGAATATTATTTTCCTTTATTACATCCGCAGCCCTTAGGTCGCGGAGGAGGACCACCATTATTTCCGTATACTCCGTATGAACACGGAACAGCTCCTCCACCAGCGCTAACGCACATATCATATTCGTATTTATCTGATTTCCATTTTGCACATTCTGGTGAATCTCCTCCACCATTTTGATTTTTGCTGCTTCGGTTATTTTGTTGATTTGAATTTGTAGATTTTTTAACGATTTCAATAACTAATATCGCTCCCAATCCTGCGATTATTGATCCTTGTAATAGCATAAATTTCTCCTTTTAAAATTGAATATTGTCAGTAGATTGAATACCAGAAAATATAAATGGTAATTTAAAATTATTATTTAAATTAGATGTATAAACTTGAAGATCACCACTAAATATAGGATTTGTTGTTTGGGTATAATTTCCAGTACTTTCTAAATAATTTTGTCCAGTAAATATTTTTACTGGTAATCCTAGAGTGTAACTCCCACCTGTAACGCCTAGATATAGGTTAATATTATTTGATATTGTATTTGGAACTGTGAATACATTAAAATTAACTCTTGAGTTGCCTGTCGTCAAGTATAATCGTGCGTAATTATTAAAATAATATAAATTAGATTGATTATATAATTCTGATCCTGTCCAAAAAGCTAAACCTAATTTATTAATAGTTGAATCATTTATATTTGTAACGTTAGAAAATACATATGATTTATTTTTTTCTAAAACTATATTTTTCATTAATTGATAATTTTTATTATCTATTGTATAAGTTGGAAAAGATGGCAATATAGAATATCCAGTAATTATAGTTTCAGTGCAAAGTGTTTCAGTTAATTGTTTTGACTTGCATCGGATTGTTCTTCTCAGAGTCAATGGAAGTTCTGTGGAGTCAAAAGAATAAGTTATAAAATTATATTCTTGAAATTGACCTGTTAAATTTATCCCAGTAGTAGTTGTTATTGTTTTACTAGCGTTTCCAATGATGTTAAAATATCCACTATATACTCCTCCAGCTGTCCATATTATTTTGTCTGAGGTATTTGAATTTGGATTAAACTCTATTAATCTATAATTATTTAAAACTTTTTTATTATACTCTGGTTCAAAAATTCTAGTTTGATCTGCTTTTATTTCAAATGGGTTTGAATTTCCAGAATTAATTTGTAAAAATCTATATTTTTTGCCTCTAAATAAATTAAGAATTCCGCTGGAGTTATTGAATTGAATGTTTCCATTTTCGAATTTAACTGTAAAATTAGCCCCAGTAATATTAGGTTTTGGAGGAAGCATTAAATCTGTATTTAAAGTAAATCTTAAATCTTGTTGTATTGCACCAGAAATTGGATTAAATTGTTTTCCTGTAAAAAATCCACTAAAACCAGAGATCCATCTAAATATTTGAGTTGCAGAATTTAAAGGTACAAGCCATGGAACATTAGTAGAAGTATTGTAATAAATTTCTCCTTGTTTTAATGGATATATAGTTTTTATGTCTTTGAAAATTCCAGTAGAAGAATATTCGTTTAATTTATATATTTTTTTATTTAAATCATTTTTAATGATTGGATTTTCTAAAATTCCACCTGTAGCATAAAGAGTTAAACCGAAATTTTTATTATTTTTATTAATAATTCCTGAATTATAAAACTGACAAATTTTTCCTTTTAAAATATATGGTGTATATCTACCGCTAGAAAAATCATATAAATAATCATCAGAAAAAATATTAGTATTATTAAAATTAATATTTAAATTAACTGGTATTTCAAATCTTTGACTTTTTAAGCCAGTTATATCTGGTAATAAATTTTCTCCAGTAGCTCTATAAATATATAAGGTTTCATTTTTTGTTATTAAGTTTGAATTAATATTTCCAGTAATATTTTTTGTATTAATTTTTATCTTAAAATAAGATACTCCATTTTTACCAAGTGAGTATAAATCAATATTTTTCCCAGAAAGAATACTATTTTGTTCATTTGTCCATTTATAATTATTGCCTATAGTGTTTGGACTTTCTGAAATTTCTTCTATAATTTGAGCATCAGATTTACCAAAATAAAATTTTTGAGTTATTACTCCTGTGTTATAAATATAAAAATCTTTAATAAAAAATTGAGGATAAGTTCCAGAACAGGCGATATTAAAACCAGAATTTATATTAGATAAATTACCAGTTATATTTGCTGCATATAAGCTTCCCCATCCTAAAGTATTTGGAGTATTAGTCAAAATTGGCGTATATTTAACATTTAAATTTCCAGTATAAAAAAATACATTATATCTTGGTTGATTTGGAGACTCTTCTATTTTACCAAAAATTTTATCAGAAGCAGTATTTATATTTTTTCTTTTATTGGATTTATTTCTATCTGTTATAAGTAATACTCTGTAATCATAGTTATTAATATTATCTTTAGTTAGCCCAGAAAGAAAGAATATTTTATTATAGCCTACTTTTTCTCCAGTAGCGTAACCCAAAACTTCTCCGCTTGCAACTTGATATCCAGATAATTCAGTTTGAGAGTAAGCTATATTTCCTCCCATATCACCGATTTGAACGCCACTATGATCAAAAATTTCATTAAAATTTTTATAAGGAAATGGTCTTGAGCTCGCTCCTGTGCTAAATGTATTCTCGTTAACAAATCCTCCTATAACATAATTTGTTGAATCAATTGTCGTGTTATATCCAGACCAAATTTCATCTATATATAAACCTGTAGATTTTGCATTTGTATATGGCAAATTTTCTCTAGAATAATAAATATCATCTATATAAGAAAAAGAAACATCCCCTTCAGCTAATCCTTTTTGAGAAAACCAACCATCTCTATACCATTTTCCTAAATAATTTTGTTCTCTTTTTGCTTCTATGCTTTCAAAAAAACGTTGATTTTTTTTCGAAGAACCTTTTAAAATAAATCCTAAATTATCTGCTTGATTTATTTTATTTTTAAAATCAGATTTTATTAAATTTAAATTTCCGTTTTCAACAAAAACATCGCCTTTTAATGCTATAAAATCATTAATTAATCCTGCGGAAATATTTCCTGTTATTCCAAGTCTTTTCATGAATTTAGCCGTGCTTAATTATAACTGCAGCAGTGTTTTTAAAACAACAAGTAATGACTTAAACTAGATGGTGTTACGGGTCGCTACTCTATTTTTATGTTTCTCTAAACGGCGCTGATTGGTGTTAAAACTAATGCTCCATTTTGTTCGTTCTTTTAATTTTTAATTTAAAAGACTCGATATTGCTACCGAGATCGGACTATATCTTGCTTACTAGCTTGAGCTAGTAAGACTGGGCGCTCGTGTCTCTGTTATTGTTGCGGTAACTCAAGAGTTAGTCTCTACACCTTCATGCTTCGTTTATTTGCCGCGAAGCAAGCTTGGCTCGGTATAATCCACTTGGGACTTCCACCGAATTCACCCAGTATGGCCAATGTTAAAGAACTATATTTTATTACACCTATTAATTCAATTCTTCAAATTTTTCAATAATATAAGCTAAAATATCATTTCTCATGATGTCACTTGTGCCAAATTTAAAAGTTACAATGCCCTTACTTGCACTTTTTTCATCATCAAAGAGCTGATATATTTTTTCAAATCCACTATTCTTAATATCTGATTGACGAATATCTCCAATAAATATTAATTTACTAAACTTGCCCATTCTTGTGCTAACTAATAAAAGATCATGAATACTTAAATTTTGAGCTTCGTCACAAATGATATAACTAGCATTGATACTAAGTCCTCTTAAAAATCCTAATGGAAGTCCTTTGACTCTTTCTTGCTTTAACAATAATTCTGCTTGACCTTTAGGTAAAAGTTCATGTAGCTTATCCATTAAAGGTTGTAAATATGGATCTAATTTTTCATGAAGATCGCCTTTTAAAAATCCTAAGTTATGAGTGCTACTTTCTACGGGATTACGAATATAAAATATCTCTCCTACCTTCTTATTATTAATTGCATGAAGAGCGCAGTAGACGCTTAGTAGACTTTTGGCTGTTCCTGCTGGGCCTTTGCAGAACATCATCTTAGTAGATTTATCTTGTAAAATTTGAATAAACTTCTTTTGATTTTCTGTCCAATTGAGATCTCTAATATTCAAGGGTTGTTGAATTTTATCTCTTTGAGGAACTACTGGCGACTTGTCCTCTTTTTGTTCTTTTCTATGTTTTTTAGACATGAGGTTTCCATAATGGTTTACACTATATTTTAATTAAGTGTAAATAAAAGAACTGTGGCATACTTAAACGCTAATATACCTCCAATCGAATGCTATGTTAGAGGAAACTTCTTAAGAAATCAAGAAGACAGTCACGATAAATATTTTCATTGTATAGTTTTTGGGGTTGCTTCCTTACCAAATAGATCTCCTCTATTTCATTTTATGATGCAAGATGGAGGTTTATGGTGGAGAGCACCAATAAGCGCTTTCTGCACAAAAGAAGGAGTCCCTGAAGAAGATTTGCATCAATTAGTTTTATGGGATAGTTTTAGTTATTACATTAGCGTTAATCAATTTTATGCTTTAAAAAATGCTAAAATGCAATATTTAGATCGTGGTGGAAACAAAAAACTTGGGCGATATCTTTTTACTTTAGATTGGGCTCATCCAGAATTAAATGAAACTAATTTTGGTTATAGTGAAACACCAAATGAACATAAATGCGGACACGTATTAGAATTAGATAACGGTAATTACGCAATACAACCGAATAACAGAATGAAAATTTTTGATGCTAGTTTCGTAACAAAACCAAACGAAACTCTCATTCAAAGAAAAGTAAATGATTATATTTTTACTGTAGAAGATAACCCCAAATGGGTTACAGAAGACAGTGATAATTATGATTATAAAGTCCAGGAGATAAAATGAATAAAACTATAAAAATAACACAACAAAATATATTTGAAGCAGAAATAGCTAACCCTCAAAATTGCGCAATAGCTAGAGCAATAAAAAGAAATATGAAAGGCAAATTAATGAGTATCTCTGTATTGGCTTCTCATGTGGCATTAAGAATGGATAATAAAATGTTCATTGCTAAAATGCCAAAATCTGGCGCAAGTTTTATTAAGAGGTTTGATCATAGACAACCAGTAAATCCTTTTGAATTAAATTTAAATTTTAAAAAAGGTTATTCTTTAGTCTAAATTACATTTTAAATTTGGATCTGCTAGATCTGGATTGTGCACTTTTTTAGTACCCCTTTTATAGTCGGTATATATATTTTTTATTATCTCTACTGGTTTTTCGATTATCTTTTCTACTTCTACTATTTTTTCTACAGTTGTATCGTTTGATTTTCTATTAGAAGCTATATTATAAGCTAATACAAGAGATACCGCTAAGGGATCAAATACTACTACAATAAATAAAATAAACCATTTAACTATTGTTTCTATATCTACGTTAAAAGCTTTGGCGATGAATTTATATGTGCCAATATCTGATTTTGTTATTTGTTTATTCAAAGAGATAATAGAGTTATCAAGAGTATTAATTTCTGTTAATAATGAAGTATTAGTATTGTTAATTTTTTCTATATTAGACTCTAATGAAGAGATATTAGATTGCATGCCTTCTAATGATTTAGACTTTAGTTCTACTGATTTTTTATCTATTACTTTTTCTTGAGTATCTTTACCAAACAAACCGCCAGATTTGTTTACTGTTGTAGTCGTGGACTGATCTAGTACTTTAGTAAGATTATTCTCTTGATTTTTACGGGTATCTGTTAAGGTTTGGACTCTTTCATTATTAGAAGTTATTTGAGAGCTTAATGAACTCTTTTTATTTTCTAATAAGGTTAATTCGGATTGTATTGAATCTAAATCGCTTTTTGTTGAATAGAACGCTTGACTTAGAAAGCCAAAGACTCCAAGGCTGGTTATACCCATTAATACTAAAATCGCACAAGTTAAATAAATTTTTAATAGTTTATTAATTTTATTCCAATAGCGATATAAAAAACTAGTTGCCATTACCTTACCAAACTCTAAACTGCTAGCCATTAAAATCGTAGCATAAAAACTACCAGAGAATAATAGTCCTATGCCTTTAACAGAGAAAAAGGCTCCACAAGATGCTACAAAGAATGCACTAAATCCTAATAGTATGGTAAATAAGCTCACTAAGATATTACACGTTTCTTGGCAAGAACTTTTAACTACTTTAACATATCTAATAATTTAATATCTTTTTTAATTAATTGTTTTTGTTGCTTTTTAAACCTATCTTCTATTGTGTCATCTAAAATAATAGGTTTTGGCCCTCTATTAAAGTCAAATAAAAATAAAAATAATTTAAATGAATAGTATATTAATAGAATTTCTAGTAATATAGAAATAAACTGAGCCATGATAGATTTATGATACAATACTTTTAATAATAAGTAAAGTGTAATTTATATTAAATGAAATGCAACCAACATTCAAGCAAATGCAGAAATATGTCAAGTCCTTACGGACGAGCATTTGAATTAAAAAAATGCTGTAGAAGAGCACTAATGGAAATATTTGATAAAATACCTTATATTTTTGAGGGTTCAGATTGGTGGTTAGAGTTTGGAACATTGCTGGGTTTTATAAGGGAAGGAAAAATTATAGATTGGGATAACGATTTAGATATAGGAGTTATGGAAGAATCAATGACACCAGAAATATTAGAAAAAATAGAAAAAAGATCTGAAGAGTTTGGATTTTATTTTACTAAAGATTTTCCTAAAATTGGATTTAGAAGACTATATTATAGTAAAACAAATCGTTTATATTGTGATATATGGAGTTTCGAAAAAGATAAAAATAATATGATTGATGCGACTTGCAATTGGACACCAGCTATTCATGAAGAAAAATTTACAAAAAATAAAGATACTTTGATAATCAATGATAAGACTTATAATATACCATCTAATGTAGATGAATTTTTAAATATAAGATATGGATATTGGCAAAATCCTATGAGACAAAAAAAATCTTATAGAGACGGACGTTTGCATATACCTAAATATATAAAAGACTTAGATATTAAAAAAATAAACGATCAGACCATATTCAAAAATCCTCCAGAACATAAATACTAAAATGAACGTTATAACTTATGGTACTTTTGATACTTTTCATTATGGTCACTTAGAAATGTTAAAAAGATGCAAAGAATATGGATCTAAACTTATTGTTGGTGTATCAACTGATGAATTCAATGAAATAAAAGGTAAAAAAAGTATTTTTAACTTTAATAAAAGAAAAAAATGGGTAGAATCTATTAAATATGTTGATCTTGTTATACCAGAGACTTGCTGGGAACAAAAAGAAAAAGATATAGAAGAATACAATATAGGCTACTTTATAATTGGAGATGATTGGGCTGGAAAATTTGATAGCTTAAAATGTAAAGTGATATACTTACCTAGAACAAATAACATTTCTTCTACTAAAATAAAAGAAGTTATTTTTAAATGATATATATTTATTCTATGTCCCTATTAGAGGGCCAGCATCTCCGCTTGCACTGGATCATCAATATAAACCTTGGGCGCGGGTAATTTTGAAGCTTTTTATCAATAGATTTTTTGTTGTTGTATCTCAGGTAGCTTGTTTATTATTGTTTTTTTATTGATGTTAGAGAAGAAATAGAATAGTGTCCCTAATAAAAGGATATCTATATTAATGATTTTATATTTATTTTCATATAAATAGTATTGCACATAGCCCAAATTATAAAGAGTATATGCAAAAAGACTTATAGTAAAAAATAACCCCTTGGATTTTTTTATCTTCAATTGTATTCTATTACAATGAATTTTATATAGATTTTAAAAAAGGGTACCCTA